GGCTGGCAAACCTAATCTGGCTTGGCTTTGCGTTTACCTCATCAGGAAAACAGCATATGCCATCCACCATCAGGTAGTCTTCCTCGGTTTCAATTTCATCTTCTGGCAAAATAATCACCTATCTATCGTTTGGAATGCCATAGGCGCGTAGCTGCCGTTCCAACTCCCAATGGCGCTTTGGCTTACATATGATAACCAGGATGAGCCGGGCACGATCACTGGGGCCGTCCGGTATACATTGTACCCGGTCTGAAGCCTTCCAATATCCGGATGGTCCCAGGAGTCCTTGATTGTGATCTTGGATTCCTCCACCACATTCTGGATGTGGATGGACTTCTCCCGGACAATGTCAACAGGCAAATCCTGGGCAAAAATGGGGATGCAGATGAGCAGCAGTGCGCTGATCACATGCAGGGAAGCCAATCTACGCTGATAGCGCCGCATGTGGAGTTACCCCAGAGCTGGATGAACTTCTCAACTGCGAAGACGCCGGTCATATCGTCCACAGATCGGCCGTATTCAGCATGGCGGCCCTTGAGCAGCTTGTTGGGCTCGGGATCCCTGGAAAGCCAGCCTATGTGAGCTACGCCAATGACGTTGCTGTTCAGGTTAGCCTCAAGGACGCCGGTGCAACAGTTTTCGACACAAGAATCGTCATAGCCCCGGGTCTTGATCTCGGTGGTCTTCTGCAGGTGTTCCGCATGGCTGTACATCTCGGTCAGCACAGCACCGATTCTGTAATTCTGCACGCACAGCTTGTCCACCCACTTTGCGTCATACTGGCCAGTCTGATAGGATATGGGCATGTACTCGAACTCAGCTTCCTTGGTGTAGTTGATGTAGTCCATGGCGCAGGTGTTCGGAAACTCGCAGGCCATCTTCGAGCCGGAACCGTTGAGCTGCCGCTCAGCCTCCAGATCCGTCCACTGCAGACGCGGTAACGGTGTTTTTCAGCTCCGCAGAGCTGGCTATACCGATGATTGCGAAAAGTGCAATCAGTATGAATATATTTTTCATCATAAAAAACCACACTTAAACAATTTCCCATTGTTCAGACATCAAGTCTAACTGTGATGGGGTCCACGGCACCATCACATGCGGATAATCTGGATGAGAATCCGGCATGCATAGATAGATGTAAGGTGCGCCCATTTTAGACATACTGTCCGGTACTTGGAGACAAATATACATGTCTCTCCCATTCCAATGCCCATTTCGGACACATGCGCCATTCTTAAGCGCTCTAAATGCATCAGCAAAATCCATTTTCAATCTCCCCAAGAAGATTTGGCTGCAGCCCGTTCTTTTCGGGCTGCTGGTGCTACGGTTTCAGGTTCGGTCTCGTTCACCGGGACAGTCTCGGGGGCAGGCTCGATCGTGGGAATGTTCAAGCTCCGGATGATCTTGCCGTCCACCATCTCGTAGCCCGGCGGCAGGAAATACAGAGAGTCGGGCACGGTGGTATCCCGGATGTTATCCCGGTCTAGGGCGAAACAGAATGCCAGCGGGTCTTCGAGCACTTTCACCTGCTCCTCATAGGAAAGGTTGTAATAGCTCCTCATGGTGAAATTGCCCACCGCCTGCAGATCGAGAATAGTCGCGGGGCCGTGATTGGTCAGGTTCATCACTCTTATATCGAGCCTGGCAGTTCCGTTTGCCACATCGAGCGTGACCGTAGATTCAGAAGACTCGACGCCTGCTGGTGTGATTGTGAACGTGGTCTCGGATCCTGCCTCGAAGTCTCCCTCAATATTCGTGGTCCGGTATATTCTCTTGTTCCCGGCACCTGATATCATCTCGATGTCACGATCCAGCAGGGTCCCGCCCTTTGAGCTGGTTAGTACGAAACTCTTTTGAACTGTCTCGTTTCCGCCCTCCCAAGTCCTGTCCATGCTGTACACATATTTTCCGTCAGTTACGCCCGAGTCGTCCCTGTAGTGGTCTCCATAGTTCTGGACCCTCATAGCGCCGGTGCCCGATATATCGAGCTCTGAAACGCTGGCGTTACTGTCATTCAGGTAGCCCACAGATACGACCATTCCGGCCATAGCGAGCGCCGATATGATCAGAGCACCGAAAAAAGCCAGCCTCCAGCAAACTATCATTTTCCTAATGGCCTAGCCCCCTTTGTTGTATCCGAGCATGTACGCTGCTGATTCCAGTTGAGCTTTTACGCCTGCGATTCCCATTGACGCCAATCGCATTTTTCCCCCGACCTTGAGATCAAGTAGTATCTGGTCTTCCGATAGGTCGACGAATCTCTTCGCCTTTGCCTCGGGCGGCTCGATCTCGTCCGATTCTTCCAGGAAGTCCGCCACTGCTTCGATCTTGGCAATGGCCCCTATCATGGCGTTCTCGATGTTCCGCTTGATGTAAACGATGAGAATGGCCATCGATATTGCCGCCACCAGGATCAGGCCGAAGATTATGGTCAGATAGTCCATCTCATTCAGCCTCCTCAACATCTGATATTGCCGATTGCGTTACAGGGGCTAGCTTCTGAAGATCGCCGATGAGCTCCTCGATGTCCGGGTAGAGGTCTGCAATCTCCTGGGCGGTCGGGGCTTTCCCCTGTTCAAGTTTCGCTACTATTACTCGGGCTTCGGGCTCCATGCCCTGGATGTCTGCCACCACCTCAGATATGATGGGCTGAATAGTCCCCTGTGCAGCCAGCAGAGCCTTCACTTGGTGAGTGGAAATGTATCCAACCGCTGCCAAACCGGTGATCACGAAGCCCACCAGCTTGTCCGCATCAGACATGTTCTGGCCAAATGTTATGGCCAATCCAAAAACGATGATGAGGGACACGACAACTATCGGTCCTTTCATTGATTCTAAAGTATTATCGGATGTCAAATTAACCACCAGATCTTTGTAGGATCAATCTTTTTCATGAAATCATCTCTCTTCAAACTTAGATCCGGATTGCAGCGCTGTCTTCTGCCCCGAGCATGAGCACCCTTGGTCTCCCGCCCAGGCCATTGTCTGAGTGCCCCACTGAAATATTTCAACGTTTGCCATCGTCCCTCCTGATTACTATTCTTCTTCGCTGTCCTTCGGCTAGAACTTCATCGGCCACCAACCGGACGAAAAGGACATCGCCCGGTCCCATCCCCGGAACATGGCCCGTCAGTCCACATCGGTCACTCTCATGAAATCATGCCTTTTCGATCAATTCAGGCTTCACGTCTGCCAGAGCAACCAGCTCTGATGTGTCTTTGAACCCCGCTCGCTTCCAGGCCGGCATAGGGTTGTCAATTTCCACGAGTTTCGGTGATTTTTCCGTGCCCTGGTCGACGGTGATCTTGCTGTCATCAATTGCTGCAAGTTTTGCCAGATCTGCCTTGGCCCGTTTCTCATACTCTGGCATGGCCAACAGATTCTCGTAATCCCGCTTGGTGAGCGGGCCTTTGGGGTATCCTCTCATCGTGTCACCTCATGAAAACGTGTAGTGCCTATTTATTTTCTTTATAATTGATAGAAATGGCAGATGCGATTCATATTTCTTCAGCTGGTTCATCAGCACGATCGAGCCTGTAAAAGTGATGTGCTGCTTGCCTTCAAGCTCGAAGTGAATCGTGAGATATTGTGTGCCTTTCTTCTGGTGGCTGTCCTTGATTTTATATCCAGTAACCAGGATTTCTTTGTTCAGGACCTCGTCGAGCCGGAGCTTCTCTCCTTCGAATGTTTCTTCGTCGGCGAAGTCTCCGAACCGCTCAGGCATTGGCAAGCCCCAGAGATTGCTTGAAGTTGTGGCTATTCGCCCACATGAGCCAGCCCTCTGTCGAGGCCATCGAAGATCGATATTGATCTGGCGTGATTTCGCCTCTGGCAAGCTGGCCGGGAAGAGATCTCATCCTGCGCTTAATCCGCTTGGCTGTGGACTTCCGGACAAGGATGTGGTCAGGAAAATGGCGGTATCCCAAGAAATCTATGCCCTGGCGAACTGGAAATATGTCATTCTTGCTGAGGGTCAGAGAGAGCCATTCTGCCAGGAAACGCTCTATCTCTTCTGCCATTTGGTGAAGGAATCTCTTGTCCTGGTGGAGCAGAATGAAGTCATCGCAATACCGGATATAGTGCCTGATTTTCATTTCGTGCTTCAGGAACAGGTCTAACTCGTTCATGTAGAGGTTGCCCAGCCATTGGCTTGTGTAGTTCCCGATGGGCACGTTCTTGCCTCCTGGAATGCTGTAGATGATGTCCTCCAGCAGCCAGAGAGTGTCTGAGCACTTGATTTTTCTCCTGACAATCCCAAAGAGGATGTCGTGGTCTATCGATGGATAGAACTTCGAGATATCCATTTTCAGGCAGCAGGCCCCAGGACCAGCCGCTCTTATGAAGTCCATAGTCCTTCGACTTGCGGCATGAATCCCCTTTCCGGTCCGGCAAGCATACGAGTCATGGATGAACAGGCCGCTCCAAACTGGCTCAAGGACGTTCATCAAGGCATGTTGGACCACTCTGTCAGGATTGAAAGGCAGCTTGTAGATGATCCTCTGCTTCGGTTCGTAGATCATCTTCTCCGTGTACGGAGATGTGGTGAAGGTCTTTTCAATCAGAGCGTCCCTGATATTGAAAATGTTCTCATCCAGATCATCATCGAACCGGCTGATAGTATTCTGCCAGCTCTTGCCTTTTCGGGCCTTTCGGTAGGCTAGAAAGATGTTATCTAGCTCAATTATCTTCTCGAAAAGGCAGCCGTGACGTTTCATGTTGATTTTTGAGATAGGCAACGTTCCCGCCAGGTACTAGCTGCCAATCTCCTCCGTTGTGTGTTTTGCCTATTCTAAGACAAGGTTAGCGAGTCCAGCCAGGAGTTGCTCTCCGCGTTTTCCTGGATCCGTGCTGAACTGGCTGCTGAGATTCGTATTCGAATTCCACTGCCAATAATTCGCATTCTGATACTGCGAACCTGCATTAGCTGCATTCGTCCAATTTCCGCCTGCATACAGCTTAACTCGCCCAACCCGTAACAGATGTTGTTACCATAATTCTCGACTTCCGACTAGGCAGGCTCCGCGCCGAACCGGCCGCCGAGACCCGTACCCGAAATCCACCGCCAATAATTCGCATACCGACACCGCGAACCCGCAAAAGCCGCATTCGGCCAAGAACCGCCCGCAGACAGCTTTACATCGCCGTAAGTTCCTTGCTTGTAGATGCTGCCCTTCGCTCCGGGCAGATCGTAATAGCCGAGTGCCGGAGCGACATCTCCAGATGGGTTGCCAGAAGTCACAGTTTCCGGATCGCCCGACACCACTACCTGGTGGGTATGGTTTGCTGCTCCGTCGAACCGATAGCTTTGAGTCCTGAGCCATTGGTTCATTGCGCCGCAGCAGTCCTCGCAGCCAATGTTGCTGATCATCCTCCGGCTGGCCGTGTCGAGATGGCCGCCGGTGGTGACGGGATCGGCAGATCCGGCAATGTTCGTCTCTTCATTCGAGCCCGCTGCTATGGCCTGAAACTCATCATCTTCCAGCATCCGGCAGCCGATCGCGGCGAAGTCGTCCACGAAACTCATCCAGTCTCGTGTATCTGAGATCGTGGCCCCGTTGGCGGAAGCCGTGCTTGATCCGGTGCCCGATGCCAGATAGAGGGCGACCCAAATCTTGGGGCCTGCGAGGGAATCGAAGTCTGTCTTTCCGGCCCAGACCATACCGGCCTGGGCGCCAGCTGACCTATGGGAAAGGTCCCAGCAAGACCGAGGGATGATATCCCCAGCTAGGTAGCCTGTGAGGGGGTGGCCGGAGATTGTGCCCACATCCGCACATTCGCAGTGGAACCCGCCTATCTTGCGGCTATTGTCTGCGGTGTATCCAGCCGGGTAGGTGGTTGCAGCGCTAAGGATGATTACAGGCACATAACCGCTCACGGGGACGCAGGCATAGACATAGAAGTCCTTGCCGGCACGATTGGCGGGGGTAGCATACTGCGAATCGTCCCAATTGGCGGCAGTGTCCAGGTCCAGCTCGACGGCTGTAGCCAGCTCATATGAGTGGTTCCCAGCTCCACCGACATTCACGATCAGGTGGCTGGGGGATACGAGCGTTCTCCGGTCGGCTGCCGTGCTGCTGCCCTTGTTTTTCCACATTCTATTGCGATTGTAATACGCATCTTGCCTCCCGGGGAGGCGATTCAGGAACGTCATAAAATCACCATCTTCAGATTCGTTGTAATATTCAGCCCAAGCCGATTCGTCTGCTTCATCGCAATCAGGCAGCCCTAGAACAAGATCGACACTGAACCTTTTTTGGCATATAGGGCAATCACAAGTCGAAGCATCTTCACCCGGATCGACATCATAAGGCAGTGTATGCCCATTGGGGCAGACGACATCTGCCCCCACCAGGATACTTGCCTCAAAACCAATTCCGCACACAGGGCAATGATAAGATCCGGTCGCCATCTATACCTCAGGCCGTATCTAGTTCCTCGGCAATTATTTCTAGGAGTGCTGTCATATCATCGACCTTGGACTGCATCACGGCATCCCCGCTGATATTCTGGTTCTTGAGCGCCTTGAGCAACGATATCATGCTGCGTGCCTCGGTGGTCTCCAGCTCAGTAGTTGATGCTGGTGCATCTGTTTCCCCGAAGACGGACATTGGAACCTCCTATACTACAAACCATACTTTCGTGACCTTTCCAGCAGGCGCTCCGCTGGTATCGATGGTGTTCTGAGCCAGCACGGTAGATGATACGGTGACCGCCGGTGCCGTGCCCTCCTTAGTATTGTCGAGTGCCGCCAGCAGTACTGTGTTGGTGGCCAGCTTGGTGTTTAGACCGAGCTTGTCGGCGGTTCCGATCTTCACGGTGAAGGTGCTTCCGGTGGTCGTTGCATTGATAGTCGCCACCGAGGCAAACGCCTTGGCGGTTGTCACAGGAGTTGCGCTTGCGGAAAAGTTCGCCCATTCTGTGATAGCGTTGCCGCCTATATCAGTACCCACTAACTTTATGTTGCTGGTGACGGCCCCTGAAGGTGTCACTAGCAGGCAGCGGGGAACGTCCGGCTGGTCGAGGAATTGAGACCTAGTCGGATCTAGAGCCAACGCAGTAGACGAATTGAGAGAGGCACCGTTTACCAATTGGTCATCGTCGCTGGTTTCGGCTGCGGGGATGGTCTGGATGGAAATCAGGCCTTCGATATTGTTCGCCCCGGTGTCCGTCTGCAGGAGTGTTCCCTGATCAATCTTCTTGGGGTACCAATCAGCACTTGCCGTGACCGCCAGCAATAGGCAGATTGCAAAAAGGATGAGATATTTCCTCATCCTAAGCCTCCGGAAGGAGAGCTGCGAAGGGATACCTATTTGCCGTGCCCTTGATGTCCACGGGTATCGGGCAGCACCACCCGAGACGACATGTGGCCTTCAGGAGAACAACATCCTGCTGGAAGGCATTGAGCTTCACCGCGCCAGAGGCATCCGTGACCATCGCGGTATCGGACATGCTGAGCTGGATATCCTGCCTCCAAGCGTAGAAGGCTTTCTTCCAGTTTCCGGCGATCATGAGAGCTACGGCGGGATCGAGGCAGTCGTTCTCGGGGAAATCCACGTTCACACCGGCCAGAGAATAGCTTGGTGTGCCCTGGCCGGCTTGAGATGCCCACAACGGGATGCCGTCGGTGGATCTTACACCACGCATTCCGGCCTTCATGCTAAGATCGGCAATGATGCCATCTACATTGTACCGCTTGCCTTCTACCAGGCTGAAGAGGCCGCTTTCTCCCAAAATCTCATCGTAGTAGTCCTTCATGGTCGCGGTAGCCTTGTGGGTGACCGTGAGGCTCTTGGAGGCCACATCCGTCATGATGGCATTGGGAAAAGCAGTGGGCTTTGCAGTTCCGTGGATGACTGCCTGGTCAAACTTGCGAGCAATGGATTCGCCCAACCTCGGCTTGATCTCTCCCCAAAGGTCATACCCTTCAGCAAGATCTGCGATGGTGTCCTTCGGGATCGGCACCACGACACCCATTTTTGCGGCCGTGATGGTGGCATTAGTCCACTGTTGGGTTGCGGTCTCCAGGAGTCCGCCCGCGGCTTCCGGGCTGGTACCATCTCCTGCCTCGGTGTCTACCCAATAGGCTTCCGGGAACAGGGACATGACGGGCCTGCTCTCGGTCTTGGTGCTCATGTTCGGTTCTTTTCTCATGAGGCGCATGCATATAGATTGTGAGATGGCCTCTTGGATCACGCCAGGCACGTACTTGGTCTGGATGAATCCGTTGGTTGTCAGCCCGGATCGGGCCAAAATTTCGTCGTAAGTTCCCATAAAATCATCTTCCGGATGTTTCGCCCACGCCAGCAAGGGCGCGCAGGGCAGCGTTCATCTCATCATTCTCAGTCGCTGGTTTTCCGGGCGTCAGTGGCGGCACGGGATTGCCCGCGTTGTGCTTGATCCCCAGCTTCTTTCGCAAGGCTTCGGCATGCGCTTTCAGGCTCGCCTCATCGGTGCCTTTCAGTTCCTCGATCCAATCCGCGGGGAGACCGGCTTCTTTTCCGATCTTCTGCCGGAGATCTCCGATCTCGTAGCTTGAGAGTTTGGTCTTGAGTCCCTGGATCTCCTGTTGGACAGTTCCAAGGGAGTTCTCCAGTGCTGCGGCTCTCTGAAGAGCACTATCTAGCTCTGTCTTTGGGACATAGTTTGCCAGCTTGCGATTCAATGCGGCCTGGTACTGCTGCTCGGTCTGAAAGACCTTGTAGGGACCAGATCCGCCCTCCCCAGGGGCCGGTGGCACTGCTGGAGGTGTTGCGGGGGGTGTTTCTGTCATGGTAGGAAAGTGCGGGGCCTGTCGGCGCTGCGCACTGTGAAAAGAAAATTTACAGGACTTGCCCGGCGGCATCCTGCGCTATCTGGTTCGCGTCATCCTCGGAGTAGCCCGCCTCTTCCAAGATGGCCTTCGTCGACCATCCCGCGGCGCGCTTGTTCATTGCTATCTGAGTCTCTTCCAGCTCATCGTCTGGCAGGCCATCTTTCCAGTTTATCTGGATATCCTTGAGCAGAACCGCGCCAGGTACCTTATTCTTAACATCCAATACCGAAATCGCTTCGAGGATCTGCTTGAACGCTGGATCGAATGGTAGCTTGCACCGTTCGCTCTTCTTAAGGGGCCTCTGATACGCACGTCTCAGGGCCGCACCAGATGGGGCGGTTCCCAGTGACTCCGGGAAGAAAATAGCTTTGCATGTCTCGGATACGAGGAATAGGGCGTCAAATGCCTTATCAATCAGAGTAAAAGATGAAACAAGCTGCCCGTCCCAGGTGATGTACTGAGGCACCATCTTGTCATCTTCGCTCATCGGGAAGACGCGCCTCTTGGCGTTATACTTGCGCTCGCCTGTAACGGGATCTTTCGGCCCAAGAGCATCCTCGGGCACCGCAAAAGCGGGCTCGCTATGGGCGTCCAGGGTTCGGCCCGAGCGGGTGAACGTGATTTCAAGTCTCTTCACTATCGGGTCGATGTCCTGGTAGTCATCGGTCCCGAAAATATCATCTGAAGTTATGGCATTCAAGAACGGAAAGACAAGAGGCTTGTCATATCCGGTTTGGACTTCTGAAACATCATAAGGATCTGAATTTATCTTGCCCTCGCTGGATATCAGGAATTTGCTGCTCTGGATGAATCCGGCACTGTGAAGCTCAACGTTGAGCACTTTTTGGTCCTGAGACCAGGCTATGATATGCCCTAAAGCTTCGCCGTCAGGTCCTACCACCGGCCACCAGTTCTTAGGAGCCACGATCTGCAGCTTGGCTGGCTGGCCTTCTTCGGCATAGACCTTGGCCACGCCAACCCCATACCGGCTCATGTCGATCCTGGCGGCGTAGGCCTTCAGCCACAAAGAGAGACGAGGGATAAGCGAGTCCAGGTAGGTCTGCTCTGCAGGGACTATGATGTTCCCCGTAGAATCCCTGGCCTCTTGCCCGGCCTTCATGGTGGGTTTCTCGGTGAGGAGAAGATCCGCCCACAGGGTGGAGAGCTGTTTGTGAAAATTTAGGATGAAAATGACTTTGTTGAAATCCTTCTCCCGATCTGCGTACAGATTCCGCAGGACTGTGTAGACCTCATCATGCTTCCGCTGCCAGAGCTTCAGGTTCTCTTCATAGATCGTGAGGCGCTTGCCGGGACCGATATCCTCTTCTGGTGGCCAGGGCTTGCCGCGCTGGAAGTGTGATTGCAGATTGTCAGGAGTTATCATTGTATTCCCTTTGAGAATAGTCGCCTACATGCGTACCGGAGGGCGTCCGGAGCATGATCATTTTGCTTTAGTGGCGCTTCGAGCCCACGTTCTCGTGCTTTTTCGTCCCAGACATAGTTCTGAAGTTCGGAAATCAGATGCTTGCAGGATTCGTGGATTAGCAGTTTCCCGGCGGTTAAGGCGGAGGCCACATTGCGGATGCCATCAAGAACGGAATTATCAGCATCCTTAACTGAAGCGAACCCGTCTTTTCTCAGTTGTTTTTTGAACGATGCCGCTGCAGGATCGACTTCTATCGAGTTGGGGTACCAAAGATCCTTGTCGCCGCGCTTCAAAAAGTCTTTCATGTCGGCAGAGAAATCAGTATCAACCTTTTTCTTTTCAGAATAATAATATTCTTTCCAGACAATCCACTTTCCAACACGCGGGCCGTCCGCCGCCATACCAAGCATTAGGAAGACGGTAGGATTCTCCGAGCCATAATCAACTCCAACGATAAGCTGACTCCAGGTCTTAGGCAGGTCCGAGATAACATGTTTTGCTCGGTCAAAGGTCTTGTAGATCTGTCCTTCCGCCGCTACCCACAGTCCCAGGATGAACCTGAGATAGTAGACCGTGCCAGGGGGGTTCTCCTTTACGAGATCTGCTTTGTATTCCTCGGGTAGCCCCGGATTGTCGTCTAGCACGAAATGCCAGAGCTTGAGCCGGAGCTCATTGACCCGCTCGATGTAATCAGTATTCAGCCAATGCAAGGGCTGATCGGGATTGGTGGTGCCGCCGAACCATGAGCCCGGCCGGGAAAGCCTGGTGAGTAGCATCTTGAAGACGGATTTGGCCCAAGTTGTCACTTCATCCCCGTATGCGTCTATGAGCGTCGGGCCTCGGAATTTCTTCTCCTGGCCAACGTCATTTGCACCCCGGAGGACCACCTTCCGGCCAAAGATGAAGCAATGCCTCCAGCCCGTGGTATGCCGGATGGCAGATGGCAGCAAGTCTTTCAGTGGCTCGATGCAGTTCAGCTCCAGCGTCTCAGAAGTATTGCCCACCATCATCCTTCTACCGGGCGGGCCGTTGCAGCATCTATCGAGCCACTTGATCAGGCTCATGATAGTCTTGCTGGACCGGATGGAACCGTACCACAGATTGAGCCTGTCGTTGCTTTCCAGAATGCTCTGGGCCTGTTTGCCTCTCGGGAGGAATAGATCGCCTTCCTCTATTGATGGCCCGATGCCCTGCGCAAGCTTCCGGAGGCAAGAGAAGATTTGGCCCTGGTCTTTGTCCTCTGCCGCCCGACAAAACACGTTGTAAAGTTTATGCTCCTTTGGGATGTCGCCCTGCCGAATGGCCTCTAGGAAGTATGATAATAGCTCCGATGGCTCTATCTCGACCTTTCTATCAGGCAAAGTTGCTATGACTTGAGGTGTTGCAGAGGCTCGTTTGATTTGCTTGAATGCTTTCTGCAGAGAATAGATGCTCATCGTTCTGCCATCTTCTCTTTGAACTCGTCCAGCTCTTCGCGAAGCTTCTTGAAATCGTTCGCATCCATGTGGGCCTTGTAAGCCATGAGCCAAGTATTTAGTAGCTGGGAGACTTTTCCAAGTTCGGCCGTGTCGCTGCTATCTTTTCGAAGTTCGTTAATGAGCTTCTGCACATAGGCCATAATGTCTTTGGGCTGTTTAAGTTGAACGTAGCGAGGGATGCCTTTACGGGAATTGCCGCTCTTGGCCGATGTTGGTTTTTGGCTTACCCCCCCAGGGGTGTTATTTGGTTGCACATATCATCAATCCAGTATCTAGAAATAATTGCAATGGCCGGGGAAGGAGGGAGGGAGAACCCCGGCATCCTGTGGCCTCAATTCAGAGGTTGCTGATCTTCGCAGCAACGCCCTCTTATCACAGGCGGATGATCACGAATTACGGCTTCATCCATTCACCTAATATCAGGATCAGCCTATCAAACTCTGCGACGCTTCCTTTCAGCCGCAACCCCTGGCCGGTGACGGTGATTGCCGGTAGTTTTTCCGCGGCGCCGTCCGCCCAGAGATCCAAGTCTATCGTTCGGTCCGGCATACTTCATCCTCTCCTGGTCTGAGTACGACATGCCTCTGTGCTGGGGAGCATCGAGCTTCCGTCTTGGAAAATTGAAAATTGGAGCTCCACAATGCGGGCAGTACAGAGCCCGCCAGCAGCTATAATATATAATTTTGTGACACTCCCCACAGTGCCATTCTATGATAGAATTGAATTCGAATTCCGGTTCCCAACGAGAAGGCTTAGGCTGTACCTCGTTGGGGACGCTTTGGGCCGGTGCGTCTGCCGTAGGCATTTCTGATAGCATCATGTCCCTCCTGATATTTATATACATGCAGTCATATTATGACTAGTCACACTGTGACTAGTTTTTTCCAGACATACCGGTTCGGCCCCACCTGCTCTCTGCCGACTATCCCCAGCTCCTTCATGGCAAAGAGAGCCCGGCGAACGTTGCTATCATTCCGTTCCACCTTCCGGGACAGCTGCCTCGTAGTGAATGCCTCTTTCGGCATGGCCTGAATGTACTCTTTCATGAGCTTGTCGGAAATTGTCATAACATCCTCCTCCGCCCTTCGTCGGTCAGCTCCCAGCTCACCAGCCGGTATCCTTTCTCACGGCGGAAGCCAACCTTTCGAATGAATCCCGCTCTCCGAAGGCCCACTACCACGCCGCCAGCATCCGGTAGGTAATCGCGGAAAAGGAACGGGCCAGTGGGCGGGAGGGCCCGAAGAGCCTCTATTTGCCGGTGGGGTATCAAGCCCTTCATCCCAGGACCTCCGCCAGCTTGGATGCCTTGGCTTTTCCCAGAGCCTTCCCGTTGACCCTGCAGCTCGCCAATCCATCTAGGTTGTACTTGGCTTCGTGAGAGATCTGCCCGACGCCTCCGTAGGCCTCCAGGAGGCCCCTGGCAGCAACATCCCCAATGCCGGGGATGGAACAGAGCACTCCATAGCCAACCGGCTCCACCGGGAAGCGAGGGAGCCATGATGACAGGTTAGGCCCTGTTAAGATATTTTTCGCCATACTGATAATCCAAGCAAATGATTGTTGATGATTTGTGGAAAGGAAAAACACAGGTACACCACACGCCGTGGCATCTGCGCAGAAGGCCCGAGCGGTGGAGATATCGGTCTGGATGTCCATCTGACTACGCCTCTGGGGCTTCTTGCAACCCGACATGTTCTCCCACATTTTCATCTTGGGAACGCTCTCTAGAACCTCCTGCAACGACCCGAAGACCGCCACGAAGCCAGGTGGGCCCTGCGCTATCATCTCCAGGCACTGCTGGCCTAGATGCCCTGTATTCTTGCTCTGCCAGAAGTCGGGGATCTCCTTGAGCTCCACGTTGACCCTGAGGTCCTGGACGCATGGCCCATGGCCGCACGGTTCGCAGGCCACGTCTTGCTCGTATTTTTTGCATTCCTTGTGCAGGTGGAACTGCATATCTACAGGAAGCTCTGCGAAGCCCCGCAGGTCATATGTCGGGTCCCCGCCCACGGCCAGAGCCAGGGCCCTTGCCCTCTCACTGCCCCGCTCGTTGGAATCCAGGGTGATCAGTATTGCCAAGGTCGCACCTCACAGTTTGCGCAAGCCTTCCCACAGCCTTCGCACTCGAGCTTTGCCTTCTCATGGGGCATCATGCTCTTGAGCTTGCCATGGTAGTCGTGATCGCAAGACGGTTCCGGGCAGCAGACACCTGGGGCTCTGCGAAGCTCGATCCATGCGTCCTCGTGCTCGACCTGATCAGGTGTTGCTGCCGTGCTCATGGGATAACCCTCGGGCTGCACCACCACATAGCAGTAAGCTCGATGCTTCAGCCAACTCAGCATATCCCGATAATCTCCGGTGCGCTGGTATTCTTCCCAGAAGCAGAAGGGCGGGGCCGGGGGATTCAAGCCCTGGCCTCCTGGACTGCTCTCTCTTCCTCCTGCTCCAGGACGATCTCGTCATCCTCCCTCCATTCACGGTTGAGCATCTTGAGTTGAGCCCGCCGCTCAGCCTTGGTTATGGCATCCCTATCCGCGAATGACCATGACCTCATGAGCTGCATTGTCAGCCACAGAGGCGCGGGCATTCCCTTGATCCTGACGTCCGGGTTCAGGATGGGCATGTTGTTGTCAGCGATCCCCACGATGAGAGCAGGCTGACCAGGCTTCTGGTAGCGGGCCTGAGAGTTGGCGTCCTCCCAGCTCTTCAGGAGACAGAAGACCTCTTTCTCATGAGATACCCGGTCCTCTCTGAACTGGCCTGACTTTGGGTCCATGACCCGGACATGCCCCCAGACGAGGTCTTTCGTCCTTCCTGAGTCCATGATTTGGGTGCTGAGGCCTCTCTTGTTGGCCTCCTCAGACACCGAGAAGGCGTTAGGTGCCTCCTTCCCGGCCGCGCTGTAGGACCTGGCCTGCTTCTTGCGCCAGTTCTCCATGTCAAAATCCGTGTGTGGCCCGTCCTGGCCGTTTCTCCGGGCCGGTGGGACATTGCCCTGTCGAGCGGGGAGATTCGCCGAATTTGGCGACTTGACGGGCTCGGGCAAGTACTCCCGGAACTCTAGCCCGAACTCTGGATTGTTCGTCCTGAGCTGGCCGGCTTCCTCCCAGACCACTTGATCCCCCTCTCCTGGAGTGTCCTTGAAAAAACGGACCTTGTGATCATCCTCTCCGATGCTGCACTGCAGGCCGGTGGCCTCGCAGTAGGCCTTGGCTGCGGCCAGGATATCTTCTCGGGCGACGGTTCGGCCTGCCATTACTGGTCACATCCCAGGACACGGTCCACCAGGCCAGGGTCTTGTTGCACTGCCTCGCAGATCTCGTTGAACCTGCCCACAGTGGTTTGTACTTCGTGCCCATCCGGGCCTGTGATGGTTACTGCAGGGTCGTCGAACTCGTGCAGAGTCTTGTGTGCACTGGCCCTCATCAGGACGAAAGCCGTACTGTCCTGGCCGTATTGCACAGACTTCAGAGCCTCTTTGGTGTACTCTTTGATGGTCCGGAAGCATTTCCCCAGGATCACATACTTTCGGGCAGCTTCGTCGCTGTCCTCTCCGGGGAGGGGCATGTTCTTCAGGGCGCCCTTCAGGCTCTCCTCTATTGTCTCGACGCATGCCCCGATGCATGCCTCTGGTACCATGTCGTCTGCTAAAGTCATTCCTCGTCACCGCCTTCAAATTCCGCTATGTCCGCCAAGCTGTCCTCGATCAGTTTTTTCCTAGCTTCGTTCGTCTCCATTTTTATTCACTCCAAATCTTTTAAAGCAATCATAATACATTTATGACAATATGTCCCGCCTCTGTACTCCGAGGCCTGGCTGGGAGGAACTGGCTTGTCGCAAAGCTCGCAAAGTTCCCAGTCTGAGTCCTCGTCCCTATTCAGAACGGTACAGTTTTGCTGATTCTCTGACTTGGACGGGGCCTCTTGTTGCTGAAAAATGTCATTTGTACCGAATTCCGTACCGATGGATGTTTTACTCTCTTCTACATGAGACTCTATATGATAGAAATTATCTATTAGATCTCTATATTCATTCGGTACAATCGGTACATCGGTACTATTACTCCTCTGTATATCGGTATTATATGTACCGATATTCTCTTTTAGTACCGAAGAAATAGGTACAATAGTACCTATAATGTAGGAAGCCTTTTTCTCCTCTATAAAGGCGTTAAATCTCTCCTCCTCGAACGTGAGCCCTCGGAATCCTCTTATGAGCAGCCCCATGACCCGGATCTTTCGAGAAGGTTCTTCGTTGTACTTTCCGATCAATCTAGAGAACGATTTGCGGGTTATTCCAGCCCCAATGGTATATTTTTTGTACTCCTCAAATTTAGCGTACAAATAATCAGCCGATAGCTGATAGCTCTTGTCTTCTCTATAATCTCGTTGGAAATCTATGAAAGACTCGATGAAATCCGTAACGGACATCGATTGCCGTTCGTATTCCTCGAAATCGTTCTCTCTGCGGTGGATTTTTCGATCTGCAGCTATATCCTTGGCCCGGAGGACAATCAGGTTCAGAATACCGCTCAGTTCGGCGTCGGTCATCAGCCGTTCGGCTAGGTGGACGTCCTTCTTCTTCTGAAGCGGGTCATCCGGATCCGGGCAGTCAACAAACCGGAACGGCATGTTGACCCGTGTGA